TTCGGTTCTATGAAAACTTCTCTACGCAAAATTCAGCGAAATGAATATTCAATATCTCAACCACTTACCTGGGAACTACTCCACAGCGCGAATTAGACCTGATTTATCTGGACTCATCGAGTCAAGATTCAGACGTGTCTACGAAGCAGCGCTTCTGTTCTACCCAAAGGAAACAGTCGATGAAGCCGCGACTTACCGTCGATCTTCTTCAAATGACGAAGCTGTCATTTCTGACTTCGAATCCTTCGAACAACCGGAGCACCACATCCCAAAAGACATTCACTACTACAGAGCACTTGGTCTATCATCTGATCTTTTCAGACCGGCCCGAATGCTACATCCTGTATCGTACCCTGACTTACGGTATTACCCTTGGAATCTACGTCCAAACGCCGAAGCACCATGGAACACGGAAAGTTTTGCTTTTACGCCAAACTTCAGAAATGTCGACAACGAAAGTGAAATCCCAAAGTTGAAAGAACGAATCGAGAAATTGTCATTCTGGATCTCTGACGAGAAAATCAAAGTCAAAGACTATCTTAGGATCAAACAAACCCTAGGCATCACGAAAGACGAAAACCACTCATTCCACAATCTATACAACGAGATATTTATACACAACAGATCTCTGGTTCATTTTATCAAAGATGGACTCCATCCCCACTGGGATGGTGACACCCCTCGTTCCTACTACTGGAACACACTACATGCACGAGCACACGTCGTAAGCAACGACGAGCCCGACAAAATTCGAGCAGTATTTGGAGCACCAAAATTACTCCTAATGGTCGAAAACATGTTTATCTGGCCAATGCAAGCTTCATACCTTAACAATGAAGAAGCAGGACCACTACTCTGGGGCAGAGAAACTATTCGAGGTGGATGGAAACGACTCTACTCGGAAGCACAAGCAGGCGGAACACCTAGTTCCTTCCTTTCCTTGGACTGGTCTCAATTTGACAAAAGATTACTCTTTTCACTCATTGACGACGTTCACGGAATTTGGAGAACCTACTTTGACTTCAGCAAGTACGAGCCTACCTCTTTCTATCCACACGCGAAAACCAACCCCGTCCGCATTGAGCGCCTCTGGAAATGGATGTGCCATTCAATAAAGCACAACCCCATCTTACTACCAGACGGTCGACTCGCCAAATGGACGAGAAATGGTTTTGGCTCTGGCTACCAGCAAACACAGCTGATGGATTCACATGCAAATGTAATCATGATAGCCACATGCCTATCCTCACTTGGAGTCAACATACTCGCAAGCTCATTTTGGATTCGTGTACAAGGCGACGATTCACTAATCGCCTTTTATGAGCAGATGTACGTCATCTTCGGTCCTAACTTTCTAGTAATGTTAGCAGACTCGGCGATGTACTACTTCAACGCAAAGTTAAGTTCAAAGAAATCTCAGTTTTCAAAACGATTAACTGGAATGTCAGTTCTTAGCTTCTTCAACTCATACGGTCTACCTTATCGCAAGGACATTGACCTACTCACACACCTTATGTTTCCAGAAACACCCGGAACACAATCACAACTACTCGCAGCAGCCTACGGACTAGGACTGTCATCATGCGGTTGTTCCCAACGTTTCTACGACTTGGTACAATACATTATCAAGAAATTGGAATCAAAGGATATCACACCAGACCCCAAAAGCCTGTTCTGGATGGTTCGAACGCAAATATTCGACGAAACTCAAGTTTCAGAATTGCTAACGAAGCCACTACCCAGCAGGATTGAACTGCGTGCAAATGCTTGGCAACACACACCAAGAACGAAGGCACAGAAAGAAAAGCTATGGCCCACACAACCTGGAGCACGAGAAAGATTCTACTTCCTCCTAC